GAAGTAAGGCCGTTGGCCGACGAACAGTTAGGCATAGTCATGTTGCCGCTGTTCACCGTCGGGTCGATGCCGACGTAGTCCACCTTGATGGTCTTGATCTGAAGCGTGTCGTAGACCACGCTGGCCTTGTGCGCCTTCATGTAATCGAAGGCCGTGACCGGGTGCGAAACGCCGCGGATGTTCAGGTTAAAAGCCTCGTCATGATTGGCCTTGAACGTGCAAGTCGACGAGTTCAACCCAAAGCCATCCGACTGGACGCTCCAGCCTGGCTGAAGAATAAGCGTAGAAAGTTCGTTTCCGTATCCGATGAATGCCATAAGTTATGCGTTTCCGAGTTTTTGGAGAGTCTTGGGTTGGACCTTGGTAAAGTCTGGAAGGTCAAGGCGGCCTGCGGAGGGCTGCTGTTGTTTAAGGAACTCAAGGATTTCCTCTTGGATTTCCGTCTGGCGTGTGACGGCTTCCATGACCGGGTTGGCGCCGACGCCAACGATGTTGGAGAAGCCCTCGGGCCCTTTGAAGTTGGTAGCCGTTTTGTCTTTAACGTCTGCACCGCTAGTAGGAATCATGCCATTTTTTGCAAGGTCTTCTGCGATGATTTGACGGATGCGTTCTTGGACCTTTGCGTCCTTGGAGCGAAATTCTGCGATCTGTTCTCCAACCGTAACGCCAGGGAGTCCAAAGGCCGGCAGTTTGCTAGGAGTAAATCCAAATTCAGCTTGTGCCCTTGGGTCCCGCATCAGGAATTCAAAAGCAGTAGTTTCTGGCTGTCGTGCCGCGTTTTCCCTGTTTTTCTTATCTTCATTTTCACGAGCTACTTTTCGAGCGTAGTAGACATCTTCCTTGGCCATGCGCTCATTGATGCCGTCGATGGCTGACTTATTGGCATCTTCCTGAGCTTGCTTAATCTTATCAAAGTATTCGTTGATCCTATTAGTAATAAGGGCGAGCGCAGCCATAGGGCCGGCAGTCGAAAGGAGGATGTCCTTGATGGAATCCTTGAAGCGCTTGTTTACTGATTCGGCCTGCTTGGCAAATTCCGTAGTCGCTTGCGTAGCTCGAGCCATCGCCTGAGGGACGTCCGAGGTGGTCTTGATGTTGACTGTCAGGTCTTGGGCCATGTCAGGGGGTCGTTTCCTTTGCAGGATTGGAAGCCGCGTCCTTGGCCTCCTCCTCCGCCATGAAGGCCTCCTCCTCGGGCGACATGATCGCCACGTCCGCACCCTTGGAGATAGCCAGGGCGGAGTTGAGCCAGATGGCCTGGCATTCCGGCATTTCCCAAGCCCGCTTTTCCTCGATGCCGTTGGCGATGAGGTTGGCCACAATCGACAGGGGCCACGGCACGCCCTTGCTGCCGCCGCTCGACTTCTTCGTCTGCTCCCAGAACTTCGGCCAGTCCTCGACCAGGATGTAGCCGGCGAAGGCCTTGAGCATGGCCTCGAACTTGGCAGGGTTGCGGGCAAGGTGCATCATCCGCAGCTGATCGCGCCAACCGATGTCGCCCAGGGGTTCCTCGGCGCACACTTGGCAGGCAAAGATAAGGTCGGCTGGCGTGATGCCGCGGGAGCCGGTCACAAGCGGGGAGTCGAACGCCATCAGGCGCACCCGATACTTCAGGCACCATGGGTAAAGCGAACGACCCAGCAGCCGAAAAGGTGCCGGGTCGATGAAGGCCGAAAGGAAGCGCTTATCCATGCCTTCTATGCTACCCCTCGCGGGGCCAAGTCAATTATCAGTAAGTAATGGCTTCGTAATCGACCGCCGTGATGGTGACCGCCGTGAAGCCCTTGTTCGAGCCCTTGTCGTCAATCTTCGTAATGACGCCCGAGAAGGAAGCGGAAGCCGTGCCAGAGGGATAGGCCGAGTTCGTGTTGACCGTGAAGGAAAGGGCGGCGCCGAGGACCGGCATGGAGTTCGTCTTCGCAATGCCTTCGATGGTGATCTCGCTCTTGCGGTCGTCAAGGCGGTGAGTAATAGTCAGGCCGTTTTCGTTGACCACCGTGGCCTCGGCATTGAACGAGGAGGACAGGGAGTAGGACTGCACGAACAGGTTGGTGACAGTACCCGCGACTCCGTAGATGCAGGTCGTTCCGTTAGAGATGGCGGCCATTTGTATTTGCCCCGATTGGAATTAGGCCGCGGGGAGCACCACGAGCACGTCAAAAGCGAACGAGGTCGCCCAGGAGCGTTCGTCGATTCCCTCGTCCTCGGAGGTCATCGTGACGTCATAGCAGGACGCGTCGCCGCCAGAGGTGAAGGCCGCCTGGATGCTGGTCAGGTCGCGCATATTGCCGGAGAGGGCGGCGCAGCGTGCGCGGTGATCGGCGAGGGTCGTGTCGTCGGCATTCGAGAACAGCGTGATGCGGACCGAGCAGCTGTAATTGCCGAGGCCTTCGGGGAGGTCGCCAGGAGCCCGGGCGGATTCGCAGAGGACCACGGCCTTCGGGAGGGTCTGGGTCGCGGCGCTGTCCCCGGTCAGGAAGGTGACGGTGGTCAGACCGGTCTGGGTCGAGAGGTAGGTCGAGACGGTGGCCTCGACGATGTGGCGGATGGATTTGGTTCCCATAAAGGTTAGCGGCGGTTGGCTCGCTGGATGGTGCTGTTCATGTGGCGCTCGAAGCGGGCCTTCATCTGTTTGATACGGTTTGCGTAGACCAGGGGAAGCACGGAGGCGTCGACACCAATGTTGTTCACGTTGCCCTGGGTGTTGGTCACGCTCAGCTCGACGACCTTCTCATTGGCGAGGAGGGTGTTCATCCCGCGAACTTGCGTATGCCTGTTAATCCACGCCACCTTGAGGAGGTCGACGCCGAAGTCCTTAGGGACGCCGTTGATGACAGGCTTGGGCAGGGACCGCAGCGCGGAGGCCCAGCCCGCCTTGATCATGCCGACCATCTGCTGGCGGTCGCGAATGTATTGGTCCAGCTCGGACTTGGACTCGACGAGCATCTTCACTTTGACCGGGCGGACAGACTTGCCGATGCGGCCGCCGAACTTGCCCTTGATGCGGTTGTGCGGGGGACGCAGCTCGGAGACGAACCCCTGTCCGTAGTCGGTCATCACGGGGTTGGTCGTGTTAAAGTAGTTCTTTGCCTTTTTAAACGCCCGGTCATAGTCGCGGTCGTTGGCAATTTTCCGCATGATCGGGGACAGTCCCCTTAGCGCCTGGAGCGTGCCTTTGCCGATAATCTTGTTGAACAGGCCGATGTCGTTAGACTTGGTCGCGTAGGCGAGCTGATTGGCGAGAAGGTGCGAGGCCGAGTTGGAGTTGCGGTCGTTAGCCGCCACGAAAAGTTTGCGGATGTCACCGGCCACGGCGTTGTCGCCTGCGGTCTGGGCGGCCTTGGAGAGGCCACGGCCTCCGCCCTTGGGCATGGGAGGGGTGAAGTTGGCGGCGTCCTGGCAGGCAAGGGCAGCCTGTTCCAGCGCCGCGTCCCGCATAGTCTGCCCGGTGTTGGCCGCGAACTGACGCAGGGCCGCGATAAACTCAGCCTGAGACTTCGGACTGATGCTTACCGAGACCACCTTGGTTTACTGGTTATCGTCGATGACGACGAGCGTGATCCATGCCGACCCGGGCTTGTAGGTCTGGCTCGTGATGCGGACGGTCTTCCCGCCGGCCACGATTTTCTTCCCCTGGGCAAGGGAAGCGATGGGGGCACCCGAGGACAGTAGGGCCGCCGATGCCCCATTAGACCCGTCTGGCTGGCTCCAGGAGGCCGTTACAGCGGGGAGCCTGACCGAGTACTGGGTCCGCTCACAATACCCCCCTGCTTCGAGGACAGTCGAGACTGCGGGGTCGGAGATAAGGCAGGAGAAGGTGATGGCCCCGTTATTGCAGGAACCAGCCACGCCGAAGTCCGCCACCATCTCCTTGGCGTCGGCCAGAAACTCCGAGTAAAGACTCATAACCTTGCCCGCTTTGGATGGGGGCACAAAAAAAGACCCCCATCTCTGGGGGTCTTGTTTGAAGCCTGTGGCCGCTATTAGGCGGTCTTGAGGCGGTGCAGGGAGGTCGCGCGACCGACAGCGGCACCGAAGAGCAGCGTGGCGGTGACGTTGTAGTAGCCGGACTGCTCCTGGCCCATGAGGACCTGAACGCCGAGGCCGGTGTCGGCGTCGACAGCGTTGGCGACTTCGAAGCCCGGGATTTCGGACATCGGGAGGGCCGAGGCGACGGCGATGGCGTCAGCGCCGCAAGCGAAGCCAGCGAGGTTTTCGCTGTTCGTCGGAAGGCTGGACCACTGGTAGACAGCGGCACCGGCGAGGGTACCGATCTGGCCGGAGGTCAGGATGCCGGCACCGAGGACGGAGTTGCCGATGATGGTGGCGTCACCGAGGAGGCCGTTGGCGTAGGTGCTGTTCAGGATGAACGCGCGGGGCTCAGCGGCCTTGGCGGCGTCGAGCACGCCCTTGGCGGTCACGACTTCGGCGTAGGTCAGCGCGGCGCCGGTGTCGACGTTCGAGCTGTAGTTCGCGTTCGTGATGAGCGCGCCGATTTCGGCGAGGCACTTTTCGGCGAGCGCGTTGGCGGCGGTCGGGACGAAGGCGTTCGAGAGGAACTGGGCGCCGTACATCTTCACGTCGAGGGGCGAGAAGCGGGACGAGACCTTAAAGTGCTTGAGGGTGACGTTGGCGGCGGTGATCGTCGCGTCGTCCTGGGTGAGGTAGCCGCCGGTGGAGAACTCGGTAGCGGTGGAGGTGCCGATCAGCGGAACCTGGACCGTCTTGCCAGCGCCGGATTCGGCAGCGGTGAAGACGGACGAGAAGGCGCGGAGGGCCGGGAGCTTGCCCTTGAGGGAAGCGATGACGCTTTCAGCGAGGATGCTGGGAGCGGCGACGATGGAGTTAGCCATGATGTGTTATGATTGGGTGAGGGTTGAGGGGAAATTAGATGCAGGCCTTGATGATGGCGTGCTTATGGGCGGCGAAGTATTCGTTGCGCTCCTTGGAGCCGACCGGGAGGGACATGAAGACCGCGAGGTGGTCGACGGCTTCGGCGGTGGGCTTGGAGTCAGCGGGCGAGAGTTCGACCGGGGAGACGCCGACGGAGGCCACGATCTTCGCGGCTTCCTTGGAGGCGCTGACCTTGCCGGCTTCGAGCTCGGCGACCAGGGCCTTGAGGCCTTCGCTGTCCTTGACGGCCACTTCGAGGGCGGCGGTCAGTTCTGCGAGTTTCGAGTCCTTAGCGGCGGCCTCGACCTTGAGGGCTTCGAGTTCGGCGGAGACGCCGATGGTCATCTTCTCGACGGTGGAGCGGAGGTCGTCGCGCTCGGCGGTGATGCCCGAGAGGGCGGCGCTGGCTTCGAGGAGCTGTTCTTCGATGGTCATGTATTTGCTGGGATTGGAATAATCAGAAGGTGCGGAGGGCGTCATTGAACGAGTCCGCGAGACCCGTCACGAGTCCGTTGGAGGCGGCCTGCTTGCCGGAGAAGGTCTGGCCTTCCATGCTTTCGGCCTTCACCATCTTGCGCTTCATGTTCACGGCTTCCTTGAACTCGGCGTGGATCGTGTCGACGCCTTCCTGAAGGTTGGCCATCTGGCCTTCGTCCAGGGACGTGCCTTCGATGCCGGCGCCCTTGAACTTGCCGGACTTGATGACGACCATCTTAATGCCAGCCATCTCGGCGGCGACGGAGTAGTCGGGGATGGCCATGTAGACGCCGATGCTGCCGACGGTGGACGAGGGGGACGCGACGACGCGGTCCGCAGCCGAACCGATCCAGTAAGCGGCGGAGGCCATCTCGGAATCGGTGTAGGCCATCGTGGGCTTGCCGTAGGAGCGGACCTTGTTGGCCAGTTCCTCGACGCCGGTGACCGTGCCACCAGGGGAGGAGATTTGCAGAGCGACCTTCTCGACCTCGGGGTTCGCGGCGAACGCGTCGAGGGCTTCGGAGATGTCGTTCACGTCGGCGGCGCCCATCATCTTCTCCAGAGGCGACAGGCCTTTGCCGATCACGCCGACCACCGGGACGATGCCGATGCCGTCGACGACGTAGGGCTTGGGGGCAACTCCGAAGAGCTGGGCGAGCATGTCCGTGAAGCCGAACTTGTCGGCGAGGACAGCGTGGTCTTTCGCTTTAGCCGGGTCGATGAGGAGGGGCTCGCGGCCCGAGAGGCCATTGGTGAGGAAGCGCATAAAGTTAGGAGTTGGGTTCGTCTTCGGATTCGGGTTCTTCCATCGAGGCCGGCTCGTCTTCCGACTCGGGACCTTCCTCGACTTCGCCGACGATCGTGCCGACAGGGGTGTTCGTCGGGCGGAACAGCAGCTCGAAGGGGATGCCGTATTCTTCGGCGAGGTTCTTGATGTGCACCATGTCGGCGGCGCGCTTCTGCATCTCGGTGCGGAAGTCGAGGCCACGCTGGGCGTAGAGTTCAGACATCGACAGGAGGCCCATCTCGACGTCGGCCCGGTCGTTCGCGGCTTCGCGGCCAGCGTCGACGGTCACGCTCTTCGGGGTCGTCCAGGAGACGCGGTTCCAGTCCGGGTCGTCAGGCAGTTCGCCGGCGGCGATGCCTTGACCGATGATGTAACCCCACGTCGGAACGCAGAAGTTCTCGATCATAATGGTCTGGTACTTGCCGAAGACACGGCCAGCCTTGGCGGTGATGAGGCGGACGGTAGAACCCCCCAAGCGAGAACTATCCCCTACAAATTCGTAAGGGAGCACGCCCTGGCTGATGTCCCGCTCAAGGGCCGCAAGAAATCCGGTAAAAGTGGCGTTGGGGCGGGCTGACTGGAAACTCGACATGGACTCGCCAGGCGAGAGAGCAATGAGTTTACCGCCCATCGTGGATGCTACATTAGCGTAAGAGGAGCCGTTGCTCGCTCCAAGTTCGGCAGCCATGTCGCCGTCGATAATGCCACCCTCCTTGGTGATGACGCGGGTCACGTCGCCGTTGTCCTTCACGGCCTGCTTCTCGAGGGCCAAGATTTCCATCTCGTCCTGAATGCTGTTGATGCTGTGCTGAAGCAGGGGCACGCCGCGAGCGCCGGAGGCGTACTCCTGGTCGACCACCATCATCATCGACTGGGCGAGGATCTGGCGGGACGAGCCGTTCGAGCGGTAGACGTTCACGGCGATGTATTCCCCATACGGACCGAACTGAATGCCGTCGTGCATACCCTC